TGAGATTGGTAACATGTTGTGTGGTTGATGTGCGTGGGGTGTTGATGAGTTGCTAAGAAAACAATTTAATAATAATAACGGTTATTACAATGACGGTTATTACAAGCGTTGTTTAATGCGGGGTGAGGTGATTTTGTGTGGGCAACCCTACAGAAACTTACATCCCGTAATCCACTTGGGCCATAACCGCCCAGAGTGGATCCACTAAAGCTGTGCCAGGTGCGACTTGTTCAACGAGATGTGCAACCCTCTGTATTGCAAACACATCACAAGTGTAGTGAGCTGTGATGGCTTGCAAAGTATCAGGTATAGCTTCCACAGAAAGACCAGTAGCTATGGGCTTATAGTTGTAACTGGGTTGTGCTGTAATACTGGCATGTGCTGGCAAACGTATGGCGGCGCGGATCCAATTTCCAAGAATTGGCACCCAATCATAATGGGCAAGAGCTAGTGCTTGATCATGAAGATAGTGCTTGTCCGCCATTTCCTCTTGTCCGCGATGCATGTGATAAATGGTGATAGGATCTTTAAGACTTTTGCCCAGCTTGATAATACGTGAGGGCAGGGGCCCCCACATATAAGTCTTTGTTCCACCAATAAGAACGGGGTAGAACAACCCTTTCAGGAAACTAGGCTGCTCAACATCTCTGCTCAACTTAACTGAAAAGCCCAAATCCTTGAAGTCAGCAACCCAGTTGCGGTCTTCATGTGGATGAGTGCATAGTACGTAAAGCCAAGCAAAGACATTAACCATACTGTTTCCAATGGTTGTATCTGGACCCCCCGTGCATCGCATTGGGCGGTCTAAATGCTCAATCAGTACCTCATTGTCTGGTTCACGGGGTGAGCGGGCGGGTACCGATAAGGAGCTGAGGCCATGTGATTTAACGCCTCTATAGTCGAAATGGGCACGCCGAGTGTGATCAACCCGGCCATTTCAGCTACAAGAGGCCCAAAACTCTGTGACTGGTCAAATTGGCTGTAATCCGACTCATAAAATTTATCATCATGGTATAGCACGGCGTCATCTCCACCCACTATGAGTCGAGAATGACCAGGCACACAGTTTTCTCTCCACTTGCCCAGTTGTCTATCAGTCCAGCCCGAGGCAAAACCGATAGCCAACTCCCCAAAGGGCGTCTTCCAAACTCGCTCACCATCCCAAACTTGATGTAAGCGCTCAGTAGCCTCATGCAGATGTGGCCCAGCTGTGACTTGGTAAATTGTGTCAACATTCTGGATTATTCGGGCCTTGAACGTTTCATCTGCTTTAATCAACACCTCGTCTGTCTTGGCATGTAATGAGGTTGGGTGAACTTCACCATTGGTTGAGCCAAGTGGTGGCCAATTTCGAACTGGATAGCGAGTGTCTCTAGTGTGTTGATATTTCTTGCGCTTATCATTGGGCATCTTATTCAACCACGCGGCATAGTTGGCATCCCAGCTGATTGGTTCAAGAACAGATGGCAAGACATGAGGTATGAGCGGCAAAATCCACTTGTGCCAAAAGTCACTCTGAGCGGCAGGGCTCAAGGGGGGTGGCACGAGTAATCTCGTCTCAATAGCTTTCTGAATTGTC